CGTTGCCATCTTTCGTAGGAAGCGTAGCTGGNTTGGCATATTTAGTGCCGAAGCCTGAACCAGACCAGGGGTATGCTGTGATGAATGGTGTAGTGACGTGTCCAACTGCAACATACATCGGCCTCTTGGTAACAGAAGCCTTTAACAAAGTGCTCAACATTACGCGTCCCCTACCCGAGCGCCGTACAGAACGGTGCCTACGTTCCACAGAACAATTGCTGTAAAGCCCGTGGTATTGAGCGTTGGCGCAGTACCTGCATTGGTTCGCCAATTAACTGACGGCCATGTAATGGTAAAAGCCGCGCCGTCGTCAATCATCAGTGTCATTGATTGCCCTGCTGCGATGGCGCTGGTTGGCGTTGAATTGCCGGATAGGGTCCACGTCTGAACAGTGCCATTCGCGGGGTTCAGCGCTGGGGTTGTGCCTGTCAAGGCAAAGACGGTCTCTGTATAGCCAGTCAAGGTTTTGTTTGTGAGCGTCTGGGCTCCTGCTGCGGTAACATCACCAACAACTAAGTTACTCGCACCCAGCAAACTCGAACCGTTCACCGTTCTTATGTTGGTGCCTGAGACCAGCACAGCTTGGTAGTTGGTGTTCTGCAGTGCGAAGTCCGCACCGTTGGACCAGACAGACGATATTCGCCCGGCCGGCACCATAACCCCCGTGCCTGCTGCGGTGGTGTTTCCCGAGGTCGTGGAGTTGAAGATCGTGGCGTCTCTGGCACTGTCGTTGAAGACCGTGTACTGCTTGGGGAATGGGGGGACGTACACTGAGAAGGCAGCGCCCAGCGCTGTGGTCAGTCGCAGCACTGCGCTCCGAGCTTGGTCCGCCACACCGTCGGCGTAAACCAGCGCTTGGTTGGTTGCGGTCACATTCACAGTTGCGACGCCTGCAATGGCCGCTTCGATCAACGTACCCAAGTTCGTGTTGGTCGTGGTACCCCACGTACCTGCTTGATCCCCATCAGGGATCAGCTCAATACGTAGGCTGGGTGAGAAGGTACTTGACATGGGCGTTCCTTAGTTCGGTCCATTTTACACTGGGGGCTTTTAGTAGTGTGTTCAGAATCACGCGTCCCCCACCCGAGCGCCATACAAAACACCGCCCACGTCCCAGAGCACAATTGCTGTAAAGCCCGTGGTATTAAGCGTCGGGGCGACACCCGCATCGGTCTTCCAAGTTACTGATGGCCATGTAATAGTAAAAGCAGTGCCGTCGTTAATCATCAGCGTCATCGACTGCCCTGCTGCGATGCTGTCAGTTGGCGTTGAGTTGCCAGATAGAGTCCACGTCTGCACAGTGCCGTTGCCTGGGTTCAGCGCTGGGGTTGTGCCTGTCAAAGCGAAGACGGTCTCTGTATAGCCAGTCAAGGTTTTGTTTGTGAAAGTCTGCACGTCGTCCAACGTAACAGCCTGCTCCGCCGGGTACGTGCAAAAAACATCTTTTGCGCCAGCCCCGAAACTCACCCGAACGCCCCCAGCGCTGGACTCCAAGACCGTGTCCCGGCTCAGCGTTGTGCCTGAAGCTGTGTACGTGCCTAACCCCACTTCCCAGGTGTTCGCACTACTGTCCACAATGGCGTAGTAGGTCGTGTTGGCGTTGCCGATGACGGAGAACGACTGGAACCCAGCAACAGCACCTGCAAGTGTGAGTGTTCCCGTACCCGTTGTACTTGACGTCTCGCGGACGCGATCTTTAAGGGCTAGTGGCATCAGGGCATCCTATGTGTTTTTTAGGGGCACCCACACGGCGCCCTGCGAGCTGTCTATGAGCACCCACACGGCGCCCTGAGAGCTGTCTAGCTCACCCCAGCCGGGGGTCTGCGCAGTCTGTAGGACTTCCCACAACAGTCGCCCCATTATGCTGTCGACACCCTGGGCCTGCTCAAGAACTTGTGCCCGTAGCGACGCCAGCGCAGCCTGTGCATCGGCACCCTGAGCCTGCTCAAGAACTTGTGCCCGTAGCGACGCCAGCGCAGCCTGTGCATCGGCACCCTGAGCCTGCTCAAGAACTTGTGCCTGTAGCGACGCCAGCGCAGCCTGTGCATCGGCACCCTGAGCCTGCTCAAGAACAAAGTGTGCGAACGAGCCTTTTGTGGATTGCGTATCTACACCCTGGGCCTGCTCAATAACAAACACGACAAACGAACGACTTGCAGCCTGCGTGTCGACACCCTGGGCCTGCTCAATAACAAACACGACAAACGAACGACTTGCAGCCTGCGTGTCGACACCCTGGGCCTGCTCAAGAACGGCTCTTGAAAACGTACCAGCTGCAAATGGCAGCTCCGCCGCTGTGGCCCCTTCAACGGCAACAACATTAAATACGCTGCTTGCTAGCGCAGCAAACGGTGCTGTTGAGAAGGAGGCGTTAGAAAACACACTGCAGCTTACACAGCGTCAAGCGAGAACTGGTACGTGACATTCAGCGTGTCGCCACTCACCACCGCACGGTCCCCAGGAGAAGTGAAGTCGCCGGCGGAGAACAAGACACCCGTCGTACCGCCCTTGGTGTTGTTACTCGTCAAAAAGGCTCCGCCGATCGTGGCCGTGCCATTGGCAGTGAATACCGCGACAGAGCTGGCGTTGCTGATGACCGACGGGTCTGCCGTCGTGGATGTACTGAAAACAGCAGTGGGCCTTGCTGCTTGACTGTACGCGGTCACCTCAACCCATCCGGCGTGAGACGGCATGGTATCGCCAGCAGCAGGGTTGTTGGATGCACCCGCACCATACAACCCCAAGAACCACGTGGCAGTGTAGCCCGAGCCCGTGAAGTACTTCTCGTTCATGTCCTTCAGACCGACGTTGACCACAAGGTTGTGCTCCTCGGCCGTCCATTTAAGGGACCCGTCTTTGTCGAAACACTGGACGGTAAAAACACCACCGGCGCTTACTTTTTCATTGCTCATAGGAAGTCCTCAGTTGTCGCGTATTGTACGCAAGCGTGCTCAAGTGACCGCTTGGCGGTACTGTCCGTTTCGGAATGCGTCGCCACGCTCCATACCATCGCCTAGACGTTTGGCCTGCGCCAGCGCATCGGCATACTTGGTCTGGTAAATCGTCAACGTCTCCGCCTCAGCCTTCATGAAGATCCCGGCCTCAACCAGCGCGCCATACAGCAACACCGAGTCAAAGTTATCCCCAAGCCATGTGCGCCCATCCGCAGCTTCGACGATCGACACGGGGTAGTAGTAGTAGTGGAGCTCCACCGGGTACGTTTGATCGGGTGTCGGCCCTAGTATCACTGACAACTCGTTCGTGATGACCGGCGGCACGTCTGATGTGGTAGTCGACCCAAACAACGCGTAGTAGCGAGGGAACCCTATGCTGAGAGGGTTGGGGTACGCTTGGCGGATGAAGTTCACGTCCTTGTTCAGCAGAAACTCGTAGTCCCCGTTGGGCGCAATAACCGCGATGGAGTACACCGCCAGAAAATCTCCCGGCGTGGAAAGGTACTTGATGCCCGTCGACAGAGCCCCGAGCACGTTTTTGCGCAACGAGGGGAACTGCACCGAGTTGTAGATGCGCTGCTCGGCCAGCTTGATGAACCGATCGAGCTGGTCCTTGGACGTGACGGCACCCCCCTCATACGTCCCTGTATCAGGGAACGTATTTTCTGTAAAAGCCTGAATCTGATCTGAGAGCGTCGTGTAGTCCAAGGGTCACCTCACGCCATTGGCCCACGGGCCTTGGTGCCTTGGGTAGCTGCACCGGTACCGCGAATCTTGACGCCACCACCCATGGCCATCTTAGTCATCGTCTTGCCGGGATGCAGCCGCGCCTCGTGCTTGTTCACGGTCTTCTGGGCCATACCGCCTGCCTTCATCTTCACAGCGCCCCCGGCTTTCATCTTGCCAGCCATCATCGTACCGTCGGGCATCATGTGGCTGACGCCACCGCCCATGGCCATCTTTGTCGTGCCGCCGGCCTTCATCTTAGGCATCATGGCGGTGCCGCCCATGGCCATCTTTGTCGTGCCGCCGGCCTTCATTTTCTTCATGTCGTGTTTCATATTCACTCCTACGGGGGTGGGATTTCCCGCGACGCTTCGAGCGCGGGATCGGGACGGGGGCGTCGAAGCGCCTGGGGATCATCAACGGGGAAACTTCCAAGCCAGTTCTGAGGATGGTCTGGGTCATAACACGTTGGACATGCCATTACCCCTGTCGGGCGTCCACGCACAATGTTCTCTTTCAAGTCTGAGAGCAGGTACCGAAACGAGCAGGTCGAGCAAAACCCGTGCGCCCGTCGGCCGGCGGCAAAACGCTGTGTCATCTGAAACCTATGTACGGCACGAGGCGCATGGGTGCTTTCTCGCGGTCTTCATCCATCGCGATCTGCATGGTCTCGTCATACATGGCTTTGAG